CATTGAACGGTGGAGGCCTAAGAGGCTACTCTTTTAAATTTATAGCCGACTCAGGCTCGGGAGTGCATCCTAGCAATATCCGTGATAGAGCTTTTAGAGCGGCTGGGACTTTGAAGTTTGAAATAAATGTTAAAGAGCGAAATGACACAGACTTAACTAGCCTTAAAACTGTTAGGTTTGAAATTCCTGTAATTAACAACTCAAAGATAGACGATATAGAGTCGGAGGTTTATACGGGGATACTGTACTATCACCCTCTGTCTGGTGAGTCTGATATTCCGCCTACCACTAATCCACCAGTTTTAGATGCTAGTAATCCAGACGAAAACATAGCTCATATTACTATGGGAGCGGCTAAATATGTGGACGAAAATGGAAATGATGTTATATCTTCAGACAGAAAAGAGATAAAATATCTAGCTTTTGTATCTCCAGGTTACAGCAACAGAATACCTATAAACTCTTCCGAGCTTCGTTATGTCGAAACTTATTATGCAGATCAAGAGTTTACCAACATGAACTCGGATCATGGAAGCCCTAGCTTAGATAAGTTTTTCTGGGCTGAATTTCCTCCTAGCTTTAATGACGGCGACCCCAATACTGAGAAGTCTATTCAGTACTGGTACAGAACCTATACATACGTGGAAACTAGTATTGATAAAGCTAGAGGAAATAATGTTGGAACCTTTACTTTTGGCCCTCCAACCAGAGGAATTGGATTTAATGGTTTAGTTACTTTTACCGACCTGGAAAATGAGGGCTCTACTACAATTAATGGTTCTAATATTACTACTGGAACTATTGATCTAGAGAGGCTAAGATTCAGTAACGATTCTACAGACGAGATATTCTATGACACTACTGAACAAAAAATATCTGTAGGTAGTATAAACATAGATAAGCTTAATATCAATGAGAATCCTTTTCTTATTCCTAGAGCGAAAACCTTTATTGCTGGAGTAGAGTCAGTTGTAAATGGTACAAACGATATAGCGGTGGTATATCCTCCTAGAATAGATGACTCCTTTAATAGCGCCAGCCAATTAAAGATTGTACAGGGGTTTTCGTCTAAACAAAAAGCTATAGAGGCTTCCAGAGATAACTCAAACAGAGAAGAGCTTTTTGTAGAGTTTGATTGGACAAAAGAACTAGATTTTCAAGATAATAAACCTGGAATATTTGTATTTGCCTCTGGTGGGTTCTTAGGGAGTATTTTTCCAGGAAAAGCTTTATGTAGGCTTGGGTTAAAAGTGCGGCATTATTCGGGAGACCCTAGTTCGGGAGCCTCGCAACTTAGTTCAGATAGCTTCAACAGCCATCATGTGGCAGTGGGAAGTATAGAGCCTAATGGTACACTTATGCTTTCGGGAGGTATTCCCATAACCGGGGTGCCTTCTAGTGCTAACTACACTAGGGTATACCTAACTTCTGGTGTGTTTACTAATGTTGAAAACGAAGCAGAAGATCAAACTAATGTAGAGTTGTTTGAAGTGGTAAACCCCAATACCTATATTCCTGGCGGCACTGGATATGGTGGTACTACCGTACACTCTAATGTTGTTGAAGCCACGGATTCTTCTGGTTATTTTGCAGAAACGGATGTGGAGCAAATACTTTTTGCCGGAGGCATTTTTACGTCAAATAGAAGCTCTTTTAATCCCTACTATTTATTTACTGTAGGCTATCCTTGGCCTGTAGGCTCCTCCACCATCTACACTGACCAAGGTGCTGAACCAATGGTTAATGCAGACCAATGGGGCCTTCCTATAAGAGAAGGGTCTATTCTAGACTTGAACATTTTGACCGAGTGGAAAAACATAGTAAATGAAAACAAGTCTGTAGTTGCAACTAAATATCCTATAGGGTCTTCTACTCCTTACGGGTTCAATTTAGCGGATATAGTGGAGTATCAACAGTATATTTACTCAGAAGAAGCTTTATATGCTAATATTCCTACATACACTAACGGAGTAATAAACAGAGATCAAGCAAACGATCTTGCCAACTTTTTTGGGGCTACTATAGAGGATTTGGTAAACGATAATAAGCTAAGTCCGGTAATTACTAACAACCAAAGTTCTGCAGCACAAACCGGAGAAACGGTAACTAAAATTTACCAAGGACGAAACACTTTAATGGCTATTGCTATAAAAAGCGCGGAGTTTGCTAATTCAGTATTCACGGCTACTACAGAGCAGGAAACTGCTACGGAAGAGGAGATTAAATCTGTAACTGAAGACCTTAATCTACCTAGTAGCTCGGAAGGAAGATTAACAACGGGCGGATTACCGCCATAAAAAGAGGTTAACTATGTCTAAATTTATTCCCCCAGATCTTATTGATGATATGTTGAGCTTAGCCCAAGGTACTCATATCAGTATATGTGCTGGACAACCTACAAATTACTCCGAAGTAACCAGTATGGCTTTAGGGACTAAAGCTCTTACAGGTTCCTATACTCAAACGGCTTCCGCATCTGGAGGAAGAAAAAACCTTTTGCCAGAACAACAAGATATCACAATTACAACAGCAGGACAGGCAAATCATGTAGCAATTCATACTAACTCTAGTTTGCTGCTAGTTACTACATGTGCTGCTATAAATCTGCAAGTAGGAGATTTGGTGACCACAAATGCTTTCGCACACGAAATACAAGGAGCAGTTTAAAAGGGTTAAACTACATGTACATGACGTTAACATGCAAGTAGGATTAAAAAAGCAAGAGGATAAAAATGAAGCCACTAAAATACAGAAAAAGCGTAGTTAATTATTTTATTACTTTAGGAGATATTTTTAGCACGTTTTTAAATCATACGCTTTTCTTTTCTTTTGATGGCAACCAGTCTTTGTCTGGTAGATGTTTTGAAAATAGGCATCACTGGTTTTTTGGAAGATTAAGAAAGGTTATTGATGCTATATTCTCTAAGTGGGAAAAGGACCACTGTGAAGCTTGTTTTATCTCTGATGGAATGAGAGGAGAACACATGAAAAGACTGGTCCAAGCATATATGGACTCGGAAGAGTATAAATCCAAACAGGAGAAGTTATATGATTAATTTATTTTACGAGCATGGTAATGAGTGGGAACTAGATCAAACTAAGCTAGTAGACTTTATAAGGGAAAAAGGCTTTGCCGCGTTTAGTGAAGGTAAAATAGGTTTTAGACCGGAAGAGTATGTAAAACATTTAAGCGACGAAGCTTTGTTTTTAATTATTAGCAG